GTAATCTGTTTACGGAAATTGATTTTCTCAAATCAAACACAACTCTTATAGTAGGTGAAAATGGATCAGGCAAATCAACTATGCTTGATGCACTCACATTTGCATTATTTAATAAACCATTTCGTAAGATAAACAAAGTACAATTAATCAATACGATAACCAATAAAGATTGTGTTGTTGAAATAGAATTTGATATTGGTATCAATCATTATAAAATTATTCGTGGTATTAAACCAAATACATTTGAAGTATACAAAAATGATAGTTTGCTTAACCAATCTGCCGAGAATAAAGACTATCAAGAAATTTTAGAAAAACAAATACTTAAATTAAATTATCGTTCGTTTTGTCAGGTTGTTGTTCTTGGTAGTGCATCTTTTGTTCCTTTTATGCAATTACCTGGAGGTCAGCGTAGAGAAGTTATTGAAGATTTGCTTGACTTAAAAATATTTACAGTCATGAACTCTTTATTGAAAGATAAAGTAGCATCAAATTCTGAGATGTTGACTGATGTAACGACAAAACAAAAGATAACATTAGAAAAACTCAAACTGATAAAAAATCATTTGTTAGAAAAACAAACTAACAATGAGAAACTTGTACTTGAAAAAATTGAAAGAATTGAAGAAACAGAAAACAAAATTAAAGAGTTAACAAACAAAGTTATCAATTTGAATGATGAACTTACTGAATTTAAAAAAGAAACTGAAGAAGAAAGTAAGATAAATTCTAGGATAAAAAAGCTTGATGCTCTTAAACATCAGATAGAAGCAAAGTTAGCTATCTTAAACAAAGATGTTAAATTTTTTACCGATCATAAAGATTGTCCAACTTGTAAACAAGAAATAGCACAAGAGTTTAGAGCTGTTTCTATCGAAAACAAAAAGATAGAAATAGATGAGATAGAAGATGGTTTGAGTAAGTTATGCGAACAGTATGACGAAGCTATGCTCAAAATGAATAGAATAATGGAAGTGATTAGCCAAATCAATTCAAAGCAGCTCGATATATACAAGATAAACAATCAAATTGAAAGCCATCAAAAATATTGTCAGCAGCTTGAAAAAGAAATAAACTCTATTAACGAAACACATTTACTTGATGAGAACGATAAACTCAATGATTTGTCTGAAGAGTTGCAGGTTATATCTGAAGAGTATAATAAAGTTAGCGAAGAAAAGCAAATATATAACGCTGTTAGTATTTTGTTAAAAGATACTGGAATTAAAGCAAAGATCATCAAACAGTATATTCCAATCATCAATAAATTTATTAACAAATATTTGTCGGCAATGGAGTTTCTTGTTCAGTTTGAGTTAGACGAAGAGTTTAATGAAACCATAAAGTCAAGATATAGAGACGAGTTTTCTTATGCATCTTTTTCTGAGGGAGAAAAAATGCGTATTAATCTTGCTGTATTGTTTACTTGGAGATCTATTGCCAAACTTCGTAATTCGATTAATACGAATATCCTCATAATGGATGAAGTGTTCGATTCTTCTCTAGATTCTAATGGAACAGAAGAGTTCTTGAAGATAATAAACAACTTGACTTCTGGAACAAACACGTTTATAATAAGTCATAAATCAGATCAGCTCTACGATAAATTCGCAAATGTGATCCGATTCGAGAAAAACAAAAACTTCAGTAGGATAATATAATGTTAAATTTAGTTAAAAGTGATGATCCTATTCTTACAAAACCATGTCAAGATTTTGATTTTAAAAATCCTCCATTCGATCCTATCGATTTCGCCAAAGATTTGATAAAATTTATGTACGAAAACAATGCCATTGGATTATCGGGAAATCAGGTCGGAGTTCCTTATAGAGTGTTTGCGATGCGTGGATCTCCAGAAAATTATGTTTGTTATAATCCTAAAATTGTTATGCCTTCTACAGAAGAAGTACTTCTAGAAGAAAGTTGCTTGACATATTCTGGTCTTTTAGTTAAGATAAAAAGACCTCAGCATGTTAGAGTTCGTTTTACAGTGCCGAACGGAGAAGTAAAAACAGAAACTTACACAGGTATGACTGCAAGAGTTTTCCAACATCAAATGGATTATCTAGACGGTGTACTGTTTTATTCGAGAGCTAACAGGTATCATAGAGAACAAGCTTTTAAAAAGTGGAAAAATAAATGAATATCTTTTTTATTGACACAGACCCAGTTGTTGCTGCGCAATCTATGGTTGATAAACATGTTGTGAAAATGATTTTAGAATCAGCGCAACTGTTGTCGACAGCACATCGTGTGTTAGATGGTAAACTTGTCGAAGGTAAAAGCAAAACTGGTCGTAAAGTGAAACGATATATACTAGAAGATGCTCGCGAAACAGTAATGTATTCAGCCACACATGTCAATCATCCATCTGCCGTTTGGTGTCGTACTTCTGTCGAAAACTACAATTGGCTTGTCGATCATTTTTTTGCTCTCATGGAAGAATATACTCATCGTTATAACAAAAAACATAAATGTTTTGGTGAGTTGTCTTACATGCTTCAATCGCCTCCTAAAAAATTAGAAAATTATGACTGGACGCCAATGCCATCTGCTATGGCAGATGAATATAAAATTGGAGATGATCCATTAGAAAATTACCGTAATTATTATCGCATCGGCAAAGCTAGAATGCATAAATGGACAAATCGTAATCAGCCAGAGTGGCTTTGAAAGGAATAGTATGACTTATTTTACAGATGTAAAAGATTTCCATGTAGCATTTGGTCAAAGAGTTGGTGAAAAGCCAGAACTACCTAATAATGATGAACGAATTCTTCGTGTAAATCTTATTGCAGAAGAAATTGAAGAATATATGGATGCAGAAGAAAATAATGATATTGTAGAAATTGCTGATGCTCTCGCTGACATTATTTACATTGCATGTGGCACTGCAGTATCTTATGGTATTCCGCTTGATGAAATTTTCAATGAAGTGCATCGCTCTAATATGGCAAAGTTAGTTGATGGTAAAGTACTTCGTCGTGCTGATGGTAAGATTCAAAAGCCAGAAGGATGGACTGCTCCTGACATCAAATCTATCATTGCAAGTAAAAATATAACTTGACAAATTTGATACATACTAGTACACTATAGACAGTGGACAAATTGGAGAAAAAAATGGTTGAAGTATTAGTAAGAAAAAAAATAGATTCTGAAGAAACACTTGGTACATTTATCACATGCAAAGATTATACTGATCGTATCATCAATGATGATTGCGATCTTTATGCTGAATCACTTGATGGTTCAACTACAGAAGAAAACATCATTTTTAAATATCGTAAAAATGTTTTCACCAAAGAAGAAATGGATGCTGCTTACACTGGTTTGAGAGAAGCAGCTACTGAATCACAAAATCGAGGAATGGCTGCTGGACCACGTGGCGATCAACTTGGTCAAGAAGGACGTGGTAATCGAGATTGGGTTACAGCAGAGCATATTGAAATTCTTTCATTCCTTGCTCGTCCAGAAAATACATTTGACGATGGTACTACTCTTGAAACAATTCGAGAAAGTCATAAAAAAGGTTCTAAAGAAGAAACTCGTGGACAAGTTTGGCTTCGTTCTGTAGTAACAGCAAAGTATGATGAGTATCATGGTTGGTTTGATAAGTGGTTGGCTGGCATTCACAATATGTCACGACAGCAACAAATCGAAGAAGCTAATTATGTTATCAACAATTACATTTCTGAAACAAATTATGCACAGTCAGTAATGTCAGGTATTGCTGGCTATTTTGATCGTTATCCACGTATTCCATATGGTCGAGAAACTTCTTATACAGAAAAGAATCGTGAGAAATTTGCGCTTGCATTTCCTTATCTTCAAAAACTTAATGCACAGTTTCGTGAATTGCTTCCAGTTCGTTGGGGCAATCAACGTCGTGAAGCTGATAAGCTTGATCCAAGATATCTTGTTGAAGGAACAGTGTTTACAACATTAACTGTCAATCATAATTGGCGTACAGCATGTCATCGTGACGCTGGCGATTTACATGAAGGATTTTCTAACATCTGTGGCATTACTGGACCTGAAGGTAAGGGTTGGAAGGGTGCTGAATTTATTCTTCCTGAATATCGCATTGCTATTAATTTACAGCCAGGAGATATGTTGCTTGTAAATAATCATGGCGGTATTCATGGCAACGACGAGCTTATTGGAGATGATAACGATCGTCTTACATTGGTTTCATACTTCCGTGAAAAGATGGTTGAATTGAAATCTTGGGATTATGAACATCTTCGTAAACAATATATTGAAGAGCGTCGTCAAAATAAAAATCACAAATATTATCGTCCATTGTGGAATGGTGTATCGCCTTCAATGTGGGAAGAACAAGAGTGGATTGATTATATGGCTGCACATAATATGCCAGATCCATATGCCGTAAAAGCAGCAGCGAGTTTGGATGAATTTTTCTAATGTGTGGTGTGCTAGGTATAGCAATTAAAAACTTTACAGAGAAAGACCACGATTTGATTCGTGGTCTTTTCATTCAATCTATGATCCGTGGTAAACATGCTACTGGTGTTTCATATGTTAAAAACGGAATTGTTAATACAGTTAAAGAACCAATACCTGCAAATGAGTTTATATCAAAACAAAATTTAAATGATTGGGTGAATGAAGATGGTAGTTTATATTGTATCGGTCACATTAGGTATTCTACTTCTGACCTTCGTTACAATCAACCTTTTGCAACTGATAAATTGGGCATCGTGCATAATGGTGTCATCTCCCAAGAACCAAGAGAAACTTGGAGAGAAACATATGGATTCGAAACAGAAACAGCAAACGATTCTGAATTGATTCTTCGTGCTCTTGAGGAACACAAACATCCATTACAGGAATTTCCTAATGCTTCAATGGCAGTTTGTACGATTGAAGCTGATAAAACGATTACAGCTTTTAGAAATAACGAGCGTCCATTATATTGTTCTATTGCTGATAGATATTTTGTGTTTACATCAACAGAAGATATTGCAAAAAGATCTGGCTTGACTAATACTAAAAAATGTAGTATGTTTAATCTATACAAAATTGAACGTATGCATGCTATTGAATATGTTCCTTTTGGAAAAATAAATGCAGAGGATTTACAATGAATTACGACCCAAAAGATTATACATGGGGCTATGAAATTGAATGGGGAGATATCGACAGACGCACAATAATTCCTCCACACTTAGGTAAATGGGAATTTGCAGAAACTGATATTGTTAATTTGATTGGAGAATATCGTGGAATTGCTTGTGATCCACTAGGAGAAATTCCTCCAGTTGGTGGTGAAATTAATACAAAGCCAACATCAACTTGGCAAGAACAGGTTGATCGTATTATGGAGCTTAAAAAACTTTTTACCAATCTCAATCAAACACCAACAGCTTCTTGTGTCAATCATGGACATTTACATGTGTTTGTTCCAGGACTGAAAGATGATATTGGTGCATTGAAAAAATTGATAAAGTATATTCGCGATAATCAGCATATGGTTATTGATCGTTGTTATCAGTTTCGTCTTCATCAAGATATGTCATTATCAAAAACTGCTAAAACATATTTGAAATGGGATGGCGGTCGACCAATGCCTGATTATATGGCAAACAACATTATTGACCTAGCTAATAATTTTGAAGATTTTATTCGTCTTCATGCAGCTGGTAAAGATGGTGTATCAATGGGTCGTCCATTTCGTTATGCAATCAATACGTATTGTATGAAACATACTGGAACAATTGAGTTCCGTTGTTTACGTTCGACTGTTGAAAAAAGAGAAATTGA